CCCTACGGCACTGACAGCCGTCAGTCGCGCCACGCGCCTCGTGACGCGCCCACACCACGCTTCGTACCGCGGGGGCGGTTCCACAGTCCGCTCCTCGAACCGCTCCCCCCGGATGTCGGTGAGGGAGAGTCCGGCGTCCTTCGTCAGGACCAGTTCCATCGCCTGCGGGACGTGTTGCAGTACGGCAGGGTCCTCGACTTTGCTCCGCCGTACTGCCTGCCTCAGTTTTCCTCTACGTCGTCCTCTAGGTCGGAGACCGGCTCCGGCAGGTCGTCCTCTAGCTGACTGCCGATGTCTGCCGAGAGCCCCTGTAGCCACACCGTGAGATTGTCCGGCTCCGGCTCCACACTGACTATCATCTCCTTCGCCACCTCGCGGTAGTAGTGCGCGAAGTCGAGCTTGCCACCGCCGCTCGCCGTCCGCTTGAGCGAGTCGGTGAAGATGTCGTTCTTCTGCGGCCACGATATGTCCGTCAGCGTCAGCACGTACACCGCTCCGGTCTCCTCGTCCACGAGCGGCTTCGTCCACGTCTTCTGCCCGGCCGTCGCCCCACTCGCGTCGTCCGCGAGCCGGAGGTCGGTCCGGTCCTGCATCGACGGCGGGAGTGCGTCTCGCACGTCGTCCGGGAGGTCGTCCGTGCCCTGTGTGTCCTCGTGCATCGTCGTTCACTCCCGGCGAGGAACCCGGAGCGGGTAAAAGTAGTGACTGCGCGGGAGCCTAGAGGTACGACGCACTGCTCTGTGAGTCCGATACCTCGATGGTCAGCGTCTCCGGGACCATCGACACCTCGACCTCGACCTTCTCGGACTCCCCCGGGATGCCGTGCGGGGCGTCCGTGAAGTTGCACCCGTCGGCCGTGATGGTGAGCGAGTCTCCGTTCGACCGCTCGAACGACATCTCGGCCGTGAAGCCCCCGGCCGTCGGGTCGGTAAGCTCCTGATACAGGGCGTCGTCCTCGATAGTGACCGTCGCGGACAGGTCGTAGTCCACGTTGCCGTACGTGATTTCGTACGGGTCGCGGCTGTCTCCGGAGGGTGTACTCGCGTCGTCCACGATGTACCGGCCCTCGGTCAGGTTGTTCTCGATGGACAGCGTGAAGTCCTGAAACCGGGCGAACGAGGTGCCGAACAGCGAGAGTTGCGAACTCGCGTCGGAGAACAGCCACGGGTCGATGTCCGGGACGGAGACACCCGCGCTCGGGGAGCTACCCGTCGCCACGCCCATCGCCCAGTACGAGAGCGAGCAGGTCAGTTCGTCGTCGTTGTTCATCGACAGTTCGCCGGACGCCGGGACGCACCCGGAGAAGGTCCGAACGAAGTCCGAGCCACCGCCGCGCCCGTAGTAGACGGCTTCGAGCGTCTGACTCGGCGGCTTGCCGTCCGTCTTCGCCGTCAGCGTGTGCGTCGGGTCGGAGTAGCTCTCGGCTCCGAGCAGGTAGGCGAGCGGAGCCCCGTCTTGCAGGATGATGGGCACGTCTCCCCCCTGATACTGGTGCTGGCCCTCGTGCTTCTGGAAGGGCTCCCGCGTCCCGCCGATGACGCGCGTCACCAGCCAGTCTACCTCGGGGTCCGGCATGGTCGCCTCCTCGGAGACCTTCCCGAGTGTCCGCGTCACCGGGACGCTCGCCCCCTGTGACGACTCTACGCCCACCGCCAGTTGCGTGTCCTCTCCCTTGTATGGGTCTGCCATCTGTTATGTCACTCCTCAGTGTCCTCGGTCTTAGTCGTATCCCCGCTCTCCGACTCGTCTACCCGTTCGATGCCGTCGTAGTGGGCGACGATGCTCTCCTCGATGCGTGCCGCTCGGTCGGCGGCCGACTCCGGGGGCTCCCCCGCGAACTCCGGACGGGCTCGCTCTCGGAGGTCGAACACGTCCGGGTCGTCCGGCGTCCCGTGTGTGTGCAGGACGCCGTTCAGCCGGTCCCGGTGCCCCGGGAGCAGGTCGTCCGCGTCTCCCCGGCTCGCGGCCGGGATTCGGTACAGTTTCGTCGTGATGGTTGCTCGTAGCATGGTCGGTCTCACAGCGTCCGGCCCTCGGCCTCGTAGTCCCACTGAAGCTCGAAGGCCCACCAGTTGAATATCTGGTCGTTGATAGTCGCTCCGCTCACGTCCACGGTGTCCCAGCCGCCGGGCGTTCCGGCCCGTCGCTTCCGGGCGTGTTCCGCGAGCAGGAGTAGCTCGCTCCACAGTTCCTCCCGGCGCGTCCGGCTCCGGGGCGTGGCGACTTCCGTGAAGGCGACGGCCGACAGGTCCACTACGTCCCGGGGGCCGTCCGCATACGTCTGCTCGCGCTGGCTCGTCTCGCTCACGAGGACGTACTCCTCGGTGTAGTCTACGCCCTTCCGCGGGTTGCCGTCCGCGTCCTCGCTCCACAGTTCGATGTGCTGGGGCTTCTCCGGCTCGGCACTCTCCGGGAGGCTCCCCCAGTTCGAGTCGATGAACGAGCGTGTGAGCGAGGCCACGTCCCACTCCACGTCAGAGACCGTCATCGGCTCCCCTCCCCCTCCGCCGGGGCGGCGTCCGGCAGGTCGTCCGCGGAGTCGAACCACTCGATGCTCCCGGACTGTAGGAGGTTCCCCGTGTCCGTCGCTTCGTCGCGGACGATACGCTGGCTGTACCGGAACATCTCGTTCGCTATCTCCGCGAGGGCCTTCTCGTTCGCCCGCGGGTCGCCGCTCCCCTCGAACGAGTCCAGTACCGCGGGGGCCTTCTCCTCGCCCTGTTCGAGGGCGCGTGTGGCGAAGTACACCCCGTCCGTCCCGTTCTTGAAGATGCTCCACTGGATGCGCTTCGCCACGTCCTCCTTCGACAGCTCGTTGCCGTCGTCATCGGTCTTGATACCCGTACTGAGGTCGGCCCACTTCCGCTGGACCCACTCGTAGATGGGCTGGAAGGGCGGCGGCGAGGACGAGTATGCGGTCGGGAACTCGACGTACACGGCGTACTCGACGGAGTAGTTGATGAGGGCGGCCCCCTCCATGTCCGCGAGGATGGTCTCCGTCGAGACCGCTCCCCGGGAGCCCTCGGTCCGCACGCGGACGGTGCCGTCCCGCGGCATCAGAGCATCACCTTCGAGTCGCGGTATCGGTCGAGGGCGTCGAACGCCGTGTCCCGGAGCCGCTGGGCGGCCTGACTCTGGTCCGGGGTGTTCTCCGGCCCACTCCCGAGCATCGAGCCGTACTGGTCGGTGTCGATGAGGTCTGCGGCCACGAGCTTCGCCGTCGCCGTCCGGACGGCCCGCGGGAGGGCGTCCGGCACGCCGTCGCTGTCGGCGTCCTCCGAGACACGGCCGTACCGATACGAGACGCGGACTCGGGGGTTCTGTATCATCCCGCTCCCCCGGATAGGGCCGGCGCGGAACTGGCTCGCCTTCACGTACAGGACGCCCGTCCGGTTGTCGACGTACCACTCGCTCTCCTCGCTCCGGTCGCCCCCCTCCGCAGTGATGTCCCGCGTCTCCTCGGGGAGCAGAACCATCACCGAGTCGTCCTCTGCGGCTGTCACAGGGCGGATGTGCTGGTGCGGGAGGAACACCTGTGCGTACCGCTCCACAGGGTTCAGATACCCGTGTGCCGTCGTCACGCGCCGCTTGCGCTCGAAGGCGGAGTCGAGGGTGTGGTCTAGTTCGACCGATAGCTCCCGCTCCGCGACCCGCCGCTCCCGCCACGCCCGGCGCGTGTGGTCGTCTACGTCCTCGGTCACGCCGAGTATCATGTCCTGCACCTCCGTCTCGGACGGGTCGGACGTGCTGTCGATGTCCTTGTTGCGGATATACCGCTCCACGTCGCTTACTGTGCAGTACTGTACGTCGTCGTCTAGCAGTTCGTTCACTGGCATGGTCTACCTCCCCCGCAGGGACGGTCCTGCCGCTCTGCGGGTCTGTGTGGCGAAAGAAATCGGGTCTGGACCGGGCGTCGGGTCATGGTCGGTACTCCGGGTGGCCGGGGCGAGGCCCCGGACACGGTGGTCACGCGCTCGCGTCCGGTCCGACGACGAGGACGTTGACCGTGGCCGTCCCGTCCGAAGCCCCGCTCGTCACGTCCACCGTACTCTGCGATGCCCCGGCGGCCGTGACCGCCACAACCTCTCCGGAGCCCGTCCCGGTGGCGAGGGCGTACACCTCGTCCGTCCCGAACGACTCGTTGTGAGAGACCGTCGCGGTCCCGGCACCCGAGCCGTCCAGCGACACGTCCGCGGTGTGGGCTTCGAGCCGCACGTCGCCGTCGTTCCAGAGCTGTGCGAGCGCCGTGTGGATGACGTTGCGGGAGTCACCGTCTGTGGATGCCATCTCTCGTCACCTCACGCGAGTCCGTCGAGGACCTGAATCCGACTCGGAGCCTCCGAGACGAGCGTCCCGTAGGCGTCCGTAGCGAAGTTCTCCTCGGGCGAGCTACGGGCGAGCGGGTGCATCGTCACGTCCTGCAACATCGCCATGTAGTTCGCAGAGGCGTCGAACGAGAGGAACACGCGCTCGTTGTCCGTGTTCGGCGTGCCGTGCGTCTCCATGACCGGCGTCCCGTCGATGTCGAGGGTCTGGAAGCCGAACGAGAAGTCGTCGCTCGGGGTGTCGTACCGGGTGAAGTCCTGCACGTCCTCCTGCAAGTCTTGGAAGGTCTTGTGGTCCGTGACGTGCAGGATGTTGTCCCGGGAGGCTCCCTCGCGGCGGAGCTTCCGAATCTGCGTCCGGGCCTTCGAGAGGGTCATCTCGGCACCGCTCTCGCTACTGACGTTGGAGCCCGCGGCGAGGTCGGTCAGTCCCTCGAACCCGTCCGCGTCGTTCGCGGACGCGGTGAGGTTCGTCCCCTGTCCGACGATGAGTTGCCGCTCCTCGTACTGCCGGATGGACCGGACCTGCTGGTCCTCCGTCAGCGCACGGGTCGACCGGAGCGTGTTCGCCGCTAGCTGAACGAAGTCCGTGACGCTGTTCTGCCGGCCGTAGGAGTACACGTCGTACGAGAGGTTGTTGTACGTGTCCTCGTTCTCCGGCCACGCGGAGGCTCCCTCGTCGAACTGCGCGGCGTCGCCCGTGTCCGTCAGTTCGTCCACCTTGATGGTGTCCTCCTGCACGGCCGTCCGGGCCATCATGTCTGCGAGGGGGAGGTCCTCCTCGTCCGTGATGAACACGTCCGGCGTGAAGAAGATGGGCAGGCTGTACGACGTGCGGTCGACGGCCTTCGACTGCACGGCCTTCTCCGCGGCGTCTCGGATGGAGAAGCCCTGCGCGGCCGCCTCGTTGAACTCGTCGTAGACCGGAGCCCACTTCTCGTACATCCGGTCCTTGAGGTTGATGGGGTCGCCGCGCGAGGAGAGGAAGCCCATCGGGTCCCAGTACGGCATCTGGTCGCCCGGGAGCCCGCCCGCGGCGGCCGCTTTCTCTACGAGGTCGCCGAACGACCGCTTGTGGGCGACCTGCGCCTCTCGCGTGTTGATGTTGTTTCCTGCGCTCTGCGTCCGTCCGGTCTCGTGGTTCTTGACGATGCTCGTCATCAGTTACCTCCCGTCAGGTCCGCGAAGTCCTCGTCCGTCCACTCGTCAGGGTTGACGCCACCCTCGGTCTCCGGTTCCGTGGTCTCGTGGATGTGCTTCCGGATGACCTCGTTCCGCTCCTCGTCGTCCTCGGGCAGGTCGCCCTTCTCGACGCCGAGGATGTCGGCCATCTTCTCCTCGACAGCCTCGTCCACGTCCTCGGCGGACGGGCCGGTCTCGGCCTCGGTCCCGGGCTCGGACTCGCCGTCCTCGTCCTTGCCGAAGACCTCGGCTTCGAGGTCGTCCACACGGTCCTGCACGTCAGTCACCGTATCGCGGGTGTCCTCGACCGTGCCCTTCACACTCGACACCATCTCCTTGAGAGACGGGTCGTTCTGTTCGCCGTCCGCACCGCCGTCTGCGTTGTCAGTGTTGTCCTCACTCATTGCTACATCCTCCGGGGAGTCCTCCCCGTCGTCTGTTTCCGCGTCGTCCTCGTCCTCGTCCTCGTCCTCGTCCTCGTCGTCTTCTGCCTCGGTCTCGTCGGACGGAGTAATCGTCTCCCCGGCGACCTCGACCTCGCTTACGTCGAAGTCGCCCATCTCGGAGACGCCCCACTCCATCCACTCGTCCAGTCCGTCCTCTAGGGACCCACCGGATGCGACGTAGGACTCGGCCGACGCGACGATTGCGTCCACGCCCTCCGGCGGGACCATCTTCTGTGCGTCGTCGTCTGTCTCGGTGTGTTCGTCGTCACTCATCGTACGCTCCTGTGCCCCCGGTTCCGGGGACGAGCCCGATGCCGCGAGTGCGACTGCGGTTGACGCACTCGCCTCCGTGCCCGCGCCCGCTCCCGCGTCCGGGGCAGAGTCCGCGTCAGCCTCCCCAGCGAGCAGGTCTGCCGCGCTGAGTTCGGTCGCTTCGCCGTAGATGGAGAAGCCGGTTAGCTCCCCCTCCACGACTCGCTCCCACGCCTCGTCCGCGAACTTGACGCCCATCATCCACGTCCCGGCAGGATACTCCCGCGACTCCGTGCCGTCCGGAGCCGTGAAGGTCTGCGCCTCCTTGAGGGTCCACGACTCGATGGGCTCGCCCTTGCCGTCGAGCAGGTCGTGGTCCGTGTCTATCTGCCGGAAGTCGCTCAGGAAGGTGTGAGCGGCCTGTTCTATCTCGTCTGCGGGGATGACATCGCCCTGCTTGTCCGCCTCGTTCGGGATGAGAACCGGAGCCCACGCCTTCTGCTCGGCGTCGTCCTTCCGGGCCTTGCCGGTCCGGCCGTCCGGGAGGGACGCCTTCACGGCGTTCTCCACCTCGTCCTCCGGCACGCAGTCCGGCACCATGCCCTCGCCGTTCGGGTCGGGCTTCAGGCCGACGGCGACGTAGCCATCCCAGCAGGCGTCCTCTAGCCCCTCGGCCGGCTCCGCGCGGAGCAGGTCTGCGATGTAGGAGACACCCTTGACCTGCTCTACGAGGTCCATCTTCCGCTGTGCCCACTCGATGCCCTCGGTGCCGCCCCACGCCTTCCACATCATCCAGCCGCAGTCCGTGCGGTCGGCATCGGGGTCGTAGTTGTCCTCGTGCCGGGCGAACTGTGCCATCCGGGCGACGGTATCCTCCGTCAGGTCCTCGCCGTTGTCTAGCTGGTTCGCCCGCTCCCAGCCGACCTGCGTCCCGCAGTCGTTCGGATTGCCCGTGTCCGCCTTCGCGTCGAGGGCCATCCGGGCGTTCTCGACCGCCGCGTCCGGGTAGTCTCCGAAGTCGATGTCCGCGACCGACTCCGGAGCCTTACTGACCGTCGCCGGGGAGCGGCCGGCCGCGAGGACGAGCGGCGCGGTCACACCCCAGTCGGCATCGCTCCGCTCCTCGTCCGCGTCCTTCGCGTACACCCACTGCGAGTCGATAGCAGGGTTGCCCACGCCGGAGACGTACGAGACGGAGAGGTCAGCGAGAACGGACTCGGCGTTCGGTTCCTTCAGTTCCTCCACGAACGAGAGGATGCCGCCGTCCTCGGGGTCGTACTCGGTAGCGAGGTCCTTGTTGTTCTCCATCCAGCCGCAGAGTGCTTCCGGGTCGTCTACCTCCGGGTCGTCCTCGAAGTGACGGACGCACCCCTCGAAGTCATCGAACGGGCCGACCGGCTTCTGTACGTCGTCGTCCTGTGCCGTCACAGCCGTTGCTCACGAGACGGTGCCTCCTATATGTAATGAGGGAACGACGGCGGAGGCAGGCATTTGACAGCCCTGACACTACACAGTGTGGTACACAGCGGGTGTGACTCTAAAGAGGGTCCGTGCGCCGATGGGATGAGCCACCGTTCGTCCGGCCGCGGACGACACCAGTAGACGCGCGGACCACCCAACAGGGCACGCTGGGGCAAAGTGCCCGGTCACTCCTACGCGACCGGCGATGAAAAAGGTGCGGACGGCCCGGGGCTTACTCGGCCGGCGCGTCGGAGAGGGTGACGCTGATGAGACCGCCCATGAACGGGTGGTAGCCCGCGGAGAACAGTGCCGGCGTCTCCTCGTCGTCTAGCTTGACGCGCTTCGTCTTGCCGGACTCGTCGGTGAAGACGATGCCCGTCGTCCGTGCCCGGGAGCGGGAGCGGGAGCGGCGGCGGTCCCGGTCGTCCGTCGGCTCGGTGTCGGGGGCGACCTGCGCGGAGTCGACCGTGCCCTCGTAGACGTTCGTCCCGTTGCCGTTCTTCATCCGGTACGTGACGCTGATGTGGTCGCCCGGGACCGCTCGGTCGCAGAGTGCCCGGAGGGTCTGGAGTGCCTCGTCCTCCTCGTCCGTGACCTCGCTCCG